TATACTCGTAACTTTTTGTCCCGGAGCACCGATAGCAGAGTTTTCTACAACCCAGTTGACCTTTTGACCAATCTGAGTTTCACCTTGCATGAGAGGTTGCTTGTGAGTAGCCCATAGCTTTACGTCTTGAGCATACTTCAAAGCACTGCCTGACTTCTCTACCTTACTTTTACCTGCACCAAACTTTTGGATATTAGCCATTAGGTGAGTAATACCAACCAGAGTAACCCTATTGATTGGCAGCACATTTGCAAATCTACGGGTAAATTTAGCAAGGTATCTGTTCATGGCAGCTACCTGTACGTCTGTAATGTCGCCAGAAAGTTCTGACTCTGCGGCAAGTGCAGAAAAAGAGTCAATCACACAAACAGCATGAGGCTCGTTGTGAATGATTTGGTCAAAGATAGCGAGATATTTTTCTCCAGACAGAATGTTGCCTTTCGTTGAGCCTACAATTTTTAAGTTGTCTGCATCAAATTGCAATCCTCTGATTCCTTCCAAGTCTCTTTTCTTTAGCCTACCCTCAATGTTTCCGTAGTAGACCTTGCGTTTTTGATCGCCTTCTATTTTAGCTTTCTGTGCATTTTTACAAAACTGTAAAGCATGAACGGTTTTACCAATCTTTTCTGGTCCTGTCATGATAAAAAGACTGCCCTCTGGAACGCCACCACCAAGTGCAATATCAATCTTTGGTGTAACTGGAATTATTGGTGGAGGGTTGTCAACGATGTATGACGCTTCCAAAAGAACGTCACCAAATTCCTTCAATATATCTTTTTCACTCATTCTAGATCCTTTAATTTTGATATGATTGATTTTTTCTTATTGCTCGATTCAAACTTTTCTTTTTTAGAAAAATCATATTCTACTGACTTTGCTATCTTCTTAGCAATTTCCTGCTTTTCCTTGTACTCTTCCATTACATTCTTCAAGAATGGGCTTCTCAAAGAGTAGCATTTCCACATTCTCTTGTCGTTTAGTGCAGAGATAACAACATGTTCGCCATATTGTTTTATCAGTTTGTTTGCAAGAGTAATCTGATATCTATAGAATTTTAGCCACTCTTTAAGTTCCCAAAACTTTAGAGGCAGTTCCTTACCTTCTGTTTTAGCCTTCTTTTCACAGATAAGCTCTGTGATATATTGAGCGGAATGTACCCAACCATTAGGAGAGTAACGAGAAGGGTACTTGCTTTTTTCTGTTCTTTTTTTAGCCATTGTCGTCCGAGATCGTATGAATATTATTGCGAAGTTTACTAACAATTTTACCTGTTCTTTTACTTCTAGTCATATCCGATCTTGACGATTCGCCATCTGTCATAATTGTAACACCATTGTTATTCTTTGCAGCAGAGTTGCGAATGAACATTGTAGTGTTATTTCTGTTTGTATAATTATCTTTTGGTTCTGGGTCAGTTGCAGCTTCAACGACCTCTTCTTTTACATCTAGGTACTTTTCGATTGTAGCTTCTGATCTTGACATTTCTTTTGAAATATCTTTAACAGACATACCATCGCTATACATACCTTTCATGATGTAGATTTCTTGTTCTGTTACCTTGCCTTTAGCCATTATATCTCCCTTTCTGCGTTATTCAACCAAGCGGCATTTTTAGATTTAAGAAAATTGATATAGTAGGTAAAGATCTTTTCACTTGTTGGTTCAAATCTCCACTCAGGTCTTCCAGCGTGACGCATTTGCTGGTTCTTTCTTCCTTCGGAATACATACCAATAGGATTAAAAAGTTTACCATACTTTCCACGTTTAACATAATAGTTTGTTTTTCTGCCTTTTACTAGCTTGATTGCATAAGCATCTGGCTCTTCAAAGACATCATCTTCGTACTCCAAATCAAGAACAGGAAAGCCTTGCTGATCTAGACGATCTTGCTCTCCAATGAAAGTGTATACAGCAACGCTTGGTGCTGCATCATCTTCTTTTTCCTGATTAATTTTAAAAGTTGTCATTTACCATTCCTTTTTTTAAGTGCTTCTGACTTTGAAATTCTTCCACTATCCTCGTATGCCCCCATACTCATGCCTTCAGGAAGTTTGCCTTCAAGATCATTTCGCTTTTTAGTTTTCTGATCCCGACGCATTTGCTCTACCTTAGCTTTTCCTAGCTTCTTGACTTGCTTATCCGCATACTCACCAAGTGTAGCAGCTTCGTGCAAACCTTTTACATAGTTAGGAACAAAATTGTCGGTCGCAAAGTCTCTGTATACCCTCTTTGATTTACAAGAAGGACACTTGACTTTTTTCACCTTACAATCATACTCCGGCATTGACCAAATTTCACTAAAATTATGGTCACATTTTTCACAACTAAAGCTGTACTCTGGCATCTTAGTCCTCATCTTCTATAAAGTGTTTTTTAATATCTAGGCATTTCTTACAGTATACCTTAGATGTCCTGATTTCGACTCCATCTTCTGAAAGTTTTAGTCTAAAACCTTCTGCATTTTTTCTGTATCTCCCCTCTATTTCTACCTCTGGTATAATCACGGTGACTTTCTGACCATGCTTCAACATTCTATTGCAATTGTCACAGTGCCTAACTTCGTACATAAGTCCTCCACTCTTCGGGGATATCTAATGACATAAAGGAAATAAAATTGTTTGGGTTTGGTTCTATTGGTTTTTTTAAAAGTTTCATACCAGCTTGCTCAAGTGTCTTGCTGCCCTTCTTAGTGTTACATTTAGAACAAGCTATTACTACATTATCCCAAGTATGTGCATCCTCTTTCTTATCAAATGATGAACGTGGAATGATATGGTCTTTTGTAGTTTTCTTGAGAGGAAGTTTTGAGTTGCAATATTGACAAGTAGAGTCGTCTCTAATCGCAACATTGTATCTCCTAACAGGAACGCTTTTTCTTTTCTTGATAAATCTAGGCGTTACTGCAACGGCAGGTAGGTGAAACTCTTGACCACCACTAGAAGTAACTATATCATCAGCATAATGTTCGATAACATAGACACCTTCTCCGGGCATTTCATTTCCAATTATTTCCAAGCATATTGCTCGCCTCCAACTTATTATAGTCAATGGTGTGTAATCTTGATTCAATATTAAGCATGGATTATGGCTCATTTTGTTTAAACTTCTCCATTTTTATGAAGTTATAGATTTGTTTGATCCATTTCTTGTTTTTATCTGCTATAGCATGAAAGAATATTGGTTTAGTTAATCTCATAAAATCCATATATCCAATCATCTTAGCATGGTCATTTAGCTTTTCTTGGGCCGAATCTAAAACTACATCATAATCGCAACACAAATGTGGATGAGAACAAACTATATTTGAATCGAGAACATATTTGTTTAAGACATGCATTAGAATCTCTTCATCATTGAGTAGATGAAAATAATAGCTTGGGATATTTGGCCTTAGTGGTCTATTCCTATGGACTTCACACATGTATTCTGCCATGTTTGAAAAACCGCTTTCTTTCCAAAACTCGAATCCAGATAACTCGACAAATTCTAATAGCTGTCCTATAATTTTTTTGTTTGCGACCATGAAGCCTGTGCTTGGACTTATATATTGAAGTCTTTGATCTCTATTTATATCATTAAGAAGTAAGTTTTTAACCCAATATTGATTGCTATTGAAGTTATGAGGGTCGCTTTCGTCACACCAAACATGTTCGTGTTTGATATACAAACATTTGTCATTTATCTCATCTAAGAAATTTCTAGAATCATCCATTATTAAGATATCTTGGTCATAAAAAACACCTATGTCATAGTCAGATTCTAAAAACCTTACCCATCTAACTGCTTTTTTTAGCGTTTCTCTATGCCAGACTCCATCAACTAGATTTCTTTCTGGTTTCATGATGAATTTATCTATGGTAGGATTATTTTCAACATATTTATTATAATACTTATCAATCTTTTTACATATTGGATCATTATTATCAATACGATGTATACCGAACCCCCATCGAGACGAATATTCTAGAAGCTGATCCATACATATATTATCCCATTTATCTGGAGTATCATGTCTAGATCTACTTTTATCAATATTATCGTAAGTATCAAGAATAAAGAAACCAACTTTTGTCATTTAAAAATCCTATAAAAAAAGAGCTACACA